TGATGGGAACATAACAACAGGCGGAGCAAATATTAGTGTTTTGACAGGCACTTCTTCTATCACTTTAGCAGATGACGCAACCTATTCAATTAACTCATCAGGAACTGGAGGTGCGGCTCTTTTAGCTGTTTATGAAGCAGGAGCAGGTGATAACGCATTATTTCATATTGGCTATAATGGTTCTGTAGTTGTTAGCTCTCAAAACAATACTTATGGGTTCTCAGCAGCAGATACAGATGGAAAAATTTGTGTTATTAAATCTGGACACAGCCTTACTTTTAAAAATAGAACAGGTATATCAAGAACTTTTTATTTATCTGCTTATGGTGGCGGTAACACAGGTTGGAATCTTTAATACAATAATTACGAGGAAAATAATATGTCTTTAACTTATGCAATAGATAAATTTGAAATAGATGGAGAAGATGCCACTAAAACTTTAATTGGTTTTAGAATAACTGATGCAAACGGTGATATTTTTATTATTGATAAAAGAGTTACTACAGGTTCTAATTCAGATGAACAATTAGTGACTGCTGCACAATCAGCAGCACAATCTGAAATAGATGCTTGGGTAGCTTCACGAGCTAATGTTGGTAAAATTTGGAATCCTGATACCAATTCTTTTCAAGAAGAAACTGAATAAAATAAATGGCTAGAAGTCAACCATACGGTTTTGCATGTTCAGGAGGATTAGTAGATAGTGCTAATCGTTTTGACTTGTTCAAAGCTCCCGGAGTAGCAACTACACTAAGAAACTTTGAAGTTGCTGTAGAGGGTGGTTATAGAAGAATAAATGGTTATAGTTTATTTGGTGGTGGTAGTTCTGCTAGACCTAACTCTTCTAATCAGATATATGGATTGTTTGTCTATGCTGATGGAGTAATAGCTGCAAGTGGTAGTGACATTTATTTTAGTCAAGACGGAACTAGTTGGTTAGAAATAAATAAAACTACTACAAATGCTACTAATACTCATACTCAAATGACAGATGGCACTGCTACTGCTATAAATTTAACATCACCAGCTCAGTATAGTTTTGCATTATACGAAGGTACAACAACTTATGGTGACCTAGTTATGACAGATGCAAGTGGTAATAATAAACCATTTTTATTTAGAATGAATGGTACTGATGCAGATATAACAAATAGAACATTTTTAGGTAAACAAATAACAATTAGCACTAGTAGCACTATAAATGCTAAATTTTGTACAATACACGGAAGACGTTTAATAGTTGCAGGAGACCCGTCAACACCGAATACAGTTTACATAAGCACTTTAAATGATATAGATGATTTTACTACTTCTGGTGCTTCAATAACATTAGAAGACCAGATAGTAGGTCTTAAAAGTTTCCGTAACGAATTATTTATATTTTGTAAAAACTCTATTTTTAAATTACAAAATGTTGACAACTCAACAGCTCTACAAGTTGTACCAGTTACTAAAAACGTGGGTTGTTTAGATGGACAGAGTATTCAGGAATTTGGTGGTGACCTAATCTTTTTAGCTCCAGATGGATTAAGAACAGTTGCCGGTACAGCAAGAATTGGAGATGTGGAGTTAGGCACAATAAGTAAAGCTATTCAGCCACAGATAAAACAGATAGCAGATAACATTGACACTTTTACAATTAGTAGTGTCGTATTAAGAGATAAGTCACAGTACAGATTATATTACGGTAAGTCTAGTCAAAGTGATTTAATACAAGAAGGAATTATAGGAACACTAAGACCTGAAGGTTGGCAGTGGTCAGAAACAAGAGGTATCGAAGCTCCGGCAGTTACTTCTGGTTTTACAAGCACTGGAGTTGAGAAATCATTTCATGGTGACTTTGCAGGGTATGTTTACAACCATGATACAGGTAACTCATTTAACCCTGCAGGAACTGAAAGCGATATAGATGCTCAGTATACAACACCTGACATTGATTACGGTGATTTAGGTATGCTAAAAACTTTACAGTATCTAAAAATATCTTTTAGTCCAGAGAATGATGCTACACCAACGATTAGGGTTAGATACGATTTTGAAAGTACGGATACACCACAACCTGCTGATATTAGTATAGGAACTGTACCGTTACCATCACTCTTTGGTAGTGCTGTATTTAATACTAATACTTTTGGTGCGGGAGAACATCCAACAGTGAGAACAGCATTAACAGGAAGTGGACATAGTAATAATTTTAGTATTTTTACAAAGAACACAAATCAACCGTACATTATAAACGGTTTGTACATAGACTACGTACCGTCAGGAAGGAGATAATAAATGGCTCAAAACTACACTAGACAAAGTTCATTCAGTGATGGGGATACTATTACTGCTGCGTTATTTAATAACGAGTACAATCAATTAGTAAACGCATTTGCCTACTCATCCAGTAGTGCAAGTTCTACAGGTCACAGACACGATGGTAGTGCTGGACAAGGTGGTAACATATTTAAAATTGGTGACTTAGACTTTTTAAATAAAATAGAAGTTGACAGTACAAACGATAGGATAGGATTTTACGTACAAGTTTCTACTTCAACTGTAGAACAAATAAGATTACAAGATGGTGCTTTAATACCTGTTGCAGATAGTGATGTTGATTTAGGTACAAGTTCTTTATACTTCAAAGATGCATTTATAGATAGCATAACTACAACTGGTAATGTTGCTGTAGGTGGTAACTTAACAGTAACTGGTACGACTACTTTTAACGGTGGTACTATTACTATGGGTGATGCTGCTACTGATAACGTAGTCTTTGGAGCTGATATAGACTCAAGTATTATTCCTGATGATGATGACACTTATGACCTAGGTAGTGCTTCGCAACAGTGGAGAAATATTTTTATAGATGGTACTGCTGAAATAGATACTCTTGCTCTTGATGGTACAACAGTAACTTCAACTGCTGCTGAGTTAAATATTTTAGACGGAGTAACAAGTACTGCTGCAGAATTAAATATTCTAGATGGTGTCACGTCAACTACAGCAGAACTGAACATACTTGATGGTGTTACTTCAACCACTGCAGAATTAAATATTCTTGACGGAGTTACTTCAACTACTGCCGAGCTAAACATACTTGACGGAGTTACTGCAACTACTGCTGAACTTAATATACTTGATGGAGTTACGTCAACTGCAGCAGAGTTAAACATATTAGATGGAGTTACTAGTACTGCAGCCGAACTAAACATTCTTGATGGGGTTACCGCAACTGCAGCAGAAATAAATGCACTTGATGGGATTACATCAACAGTTACAGAATTAAATATTGTAGATGGTAATACATCTGCTACATCTACTACACTTGCAGATGCTGATAGAGTAGTAGTAAATGACAACGGTACTATGGTACAAGTTGCCTTGACAGACTTTGAAACTTATTTTGAGTCTGCTCTTGATACACTTTCAAATGTTACAACTGTAGGAGCACTAAACGCAGGTAGCATTACAAGTGGCTTTGGAGCTATAGACAATGGCTCATCTGCTATTACAACTACAGGTACAATTACTTACGGTTCTTTATCAGATGGTACGATAACTGTTACAGCTTTTGTCGATGAAGATGATATGTCTTCAAACTCTGCAACGCTTATACCAACTCAGCAATCTGTTAAAGCTTATGTAGACACACAACTAACTGCAGAAGACTTAGATGTAACAACTGATAGTGGAACTATTGCGATTGACTTAGATAGTGAAACTTTAACTATTGGTGGTACATCTAATGAAATAGAAACATCTGCTACAGGTAATGCAGTAACTATAGGTATACCGGCTGCTGCTCAGATTACAACTTCACTAGGAGTTGGTGGTGGTTCTACTAACGGGGTACAAATTTCTCAAGGTGCTATCTCTATTAAGAATGGTGGCACACAATCATACATAGATTTTTATTGTGAGTCTGCAAATGCTCACTATGCAAGATTACAAGCACCAGCTCACTCAGCATTTAGTGGTAATATAACTTTAACACTTCCTGCAACTACAGGTACACTTGCATTAACCTCTGGCGATATTACAGGTAATGCAGCTACAGCTACAGCCTTAGCAACTGCAAGAACTATTCATGGTGTATCTTTTGATGGAACAGCTAATATAGACTTAACAGAAGTTGTCCAAGATACAGTAGGAGCTATGTTCTCAAGTAATACTGAAACAGGTATTGCAGCTACTTATGAAGATGGTGATGGTACTATAGACTTAGTTATAGGTTCTGGTGTCATTACTAATGCTATGTTAGCTGGTTCTATAGCTAATGCAAAACTAGCTAACTCTAGTATAACTGTAAGTGATGGTTCTAATTCAACAGCTACTGCACTAGGTGGTACAATTACATTCTCAGGAACTTCTAACGAAGTTGATGTCGCAGAGAGTTCTGGTACAGTTACAATAGGATTACCTAATGATGTAACAGTTTCTAATAACTTAACAGTCTCTGGAAACTTAACAGTTTCTGGTACAACCACACAGACTGGTCCAATAGTATCTGATGATAACTTCACAGGGCTTTTAAATTCTAACACAGGTAATACAAGTGACTTTGGATTCTTTGGTAAGTATGTAGAGTCAAGTACTACTAAGTATGCAGGTTTATTCTTTGATGCTTCTACAGATAATACCTTTAGATTATTTACCGACACGCAAACAGAACCGGCTGCTACAGTAAACACAAGTGCTACCGGCTATGCTGCTGCTAATTTAGTTACTGCAGGAATAACAGCTACTACAGGTACATTCTCAGGTGCTGTCTCAGGTACAACAGGTACATTCTCTGGAGACTTAGCAGTAGATACTAATGTTTTAAAAGTTGATACTTCTAATAATAGAATTGGTGTTAATCAAGCTTCACCAACAGTTTCAATAGATGCTGGTTCAAATACAGATGCTATCTTAGTTCCTGTAGGAACAACTGCACAAAGACCAAGTGGAGCAGCAGGACAATTTAGATATAACTCAACTACTAATCAATTTGAAGGTTACACTAGCTCATGGGGTGCTATAGCCGGTAGCGGTGGCGGTGGTAGTTCTTCTGCTTTTTCTAAAAATACTTTTGCAGGAGATGGTTCTACTACAGCCTTTACACTAAATACAAGCATGACTAATGAAGATGGTCTTATTGTATTTATAGATGGTGTTTATCAAGCTGATAATGTTTATTCAGTTTCTGGCACTACTTTGACTTTTGCAACTGCACCTGTCAACGGTAGAGTTATAGAAGTCTTTCAATTAGAAGGCGGTATTGTAGGTACTACACCTTCAATTGACACTATGACTGGTGATGGTTCAGATACTACTCTCGCATTGAGTACAACTCCTTCATCTGAGAATCAAACATTTGTAACTATTGATGGTGTTGTGCAACATAAAGACACTTATTCAATATCAGGTAGCACATTAACATTTAGTGCTGCTCCTCCTACTGGTACAAAAGTAGAATGTGTAACATTTAGTAATGTAGCTGTAACTACTTTTGAAGACTCTGATGGCGATACAAAAATACAAGTAGAAGAAAGTTCTGACGAAGATACTATTAGAATGGACATTGCTGGTACTGAGGTACTAACATTAACTAATAGTGCTATGACACTTAAAGGCACTACACCTACTTTGACAATAGGTGACGCAGGTGCAGAAGATACTAAGATTGTTTTTGATGGTAATGCACAGGATTACTACATAGGTCTTGATGATTCTGCTGATGATTTAATTATTGGTAAAGGCTCTACTGTAGGAACAACACCTGCTATAGTTATTGATGAAAACTTAAATGTTGGGATTAACAACTCAAGTCCTAGTGCAAAACTTCATGTCATTGGCGATGATGGTAACGGTACAGATTTATCAACTTCTGCATCTAACGCAAAAGTAGCTTTCCGTAATACTAGTGGTTCTTCTTTAACTTCTAATCAAGGATATACAGGGAACTCTTGGTATAACCAAATTTCAAATGGCAACGGAACAACAGCATACGATTTATCTTTAAATCCTTATGGTGGTAGCGTAGGTATTGGGACAGATGACCCTGATTCTCATTTACATTTAGAAAGTTCAGGAGCAACATCATTAAGAATAAGAACAACATCCTCATCATCAGAACCACAAATGATTATGATTGATGGAGCTGGTGATTACTTTGCTATGCAGAAAGTAGATAGAGGAATGACTTTCAAGCCTCAAGGTTCAGAAGCTATGCGTATTGATGATTCTGGTAATGTCGGTATTGGAGCTACAAGTTCTCTTCAAAAACTTTCAGTAACAAGTGCTAGTGGAACAGTTGCAGAATTTTTAGGAGAAGGTGGACCACATGGACTAAGAATTTATGGTAATGACGGTGGTTTTGGAGCAATAGGTCATGTAAGTACAGGCTCTTATGATATGATGATAGACTCTTCAGGGCGATTTGGTTTTGGTGCATTAGGTGCTGCATCTTCAGCACAATTTATGCGAATTGAGGCTGAGTTTTCTACTAACAGAATCATGCGAATGGCAAACAGAGATAATAGTGGAAATTCAAATACATTAGAAGTAGGTCATGCTGACAACAACGAAGGAGCTCATGTACTAATTGCTTATCATGGTAATAATACATCTGGAGCAAGTGGCGACCCTTATAACGATGCCATAATGAGTTTACAGGTAAACGGTAATTTGGCTATAGATGGCACTCTTTCACAAGGCTCAGACAGAAGGTTGAAGAAAGACATAGCTAATAGCACTTATGGTTTAGCAGCTATTAATCAACTGATTCCTAGAACTTATAAACATAGAGATGTTTCTAAAGAAATGATAGGAACACAAATAGGTTTTATAGCTGATGAAGTAGAAAGCGTAATACCAGAAGTAGTTTCTAAATTTGGTTTAAAAGCTGATGGCTCTACTTTACCAAAAAATATAACAGGTTATGGCGATGAGGCTGGAACTGAAGAAACATTTAATGATGTAAAAACTTTAAACTATGAAAGATTAGTTGTAGTTTTGACAAAAGCATTACAAGAGGCAGATGACAAAATAGAAGCTCTTACTGCCCGAATAGAAACTTTAGAGGGAGGAGAATAATATGGCACTTACAAAAATATCAAGAAGCTTATTAGACACAGGAATCTCTGACAGCTCTGATGCTACTGCTATAACTATAAATAGTAGTGAACAAGTAGGTATAGGTGTTAGTCCTTCTGCTACATTACAATTAAAAGCAGCTTCAGGAAATACAGGTCTATATTTACAAGATGCATCCGGTAGTCCGAATATTTCTTGGTTAGATGCCGGAGGAACAGTTCAGTGGCAAATATATTCTACTATGGGTGGAGCTAACGGTCTAGACCCACTAGTTATTTATAGTTCTGCTGGTGAAGTAGCACGTATTGATTCTTCTGGTAATGTTGGAGTAGGAACTACAGATACTAATTCACACAAAATGGCTATTGATAGTGGCTCTGGAACTTCATTAGGTTTAATGCATAAATCTAGTAATTCGTTTGCTTTGATGACTTTTAAAGCATCAGGGTCAACACAGGATATAAGATTAGGTGCTAGAGGTAATGATATGATTTTTCAGACTAATGGTACTGAAAGAATGCGTATTGATTCTTCTGGCGGTGTAATGTTTAATACTACCACAGCATTAGGACAAACCACATCTCTTGCGGGAACTAATACTAATAATTGGTGTGGAAAAACTACAACAGATACTTACTCTAATTTTTTAGGCTTTGCTAGTGGCGGTAACATAACTTATTACGTCACAGGACAGGGTAATTATTTTTATAATGGCTCAGCAGTTTCAGATAGAGATTTAAAAGAAAACATAGAATCAATAACGGAATCTTCTTTGGCAAAAGTTAAATTACTAGAGCCTAAGACATTCAACTTTAAGGCAGACGATAATTTTGGTACTAATAAAAAAACAGGTTTTATTGCACAAGAAGTAGCAGCTATATT